CATAATGCCCTGCTCAATCACATCCATCTGTATCCGATAATCAGCTATAGTTACACTACTGCTAATACTACCGCCGCTAAATACGTAACGGCCGAGGGTAAACCGACTACTGTGGGAGCTGATGACGCTCACCCGCTCTTGTCTCTGCGGGAGACCTTGAAGGCAGGCCGTGCGGATTCACGGAAGAAAAAACGGCCGGGTAGTGTCTTACTAGTAGCAGGAACCCGGGAGGAACATGTGCAGGAGGCCTTGGGAAACCTGCACGTTCGGGGAACGGATCATCCGGCACTTAGCGGGATTACCGAGGTTATAGCTTACGACGGGTACGAGATCAAAGTCGGAAAGAAATCTCATTCCTATCAGGGAGTAAACGATGACACAGGGTATCTCATCAGGCCGAAACGCGGGTTCAAAGAGCTCATCAAACATGAGCTGAGAGTGGACGCCGGCGACGGTGACTTGTCCCGGCTGGTTGAGGCTCAGGTCGTTGGCCGGGTCCGGCGTGGAGTCTACGCCGCCGTGGCAGAAAATGTTCAAAAAATCAACCTGCCTGAGCTCTTCGATTAACCAAAAAGGGGTGATCCTGAATGACCCCGACTGACGCACTACGTAACAAACTCCGTCGGCTGCTGGATGAAAAAATCCCGGCCGACGGAACTGAATCTGACACCCGCTTCCTGGACGATGAGATTGACGATTTGTTTCAGGAAGCGGATTCTATTTATGCGGCTGCCGCCGCCGGTTGGACCGAAAAGGCCGGCATGTACCAACGTGAGATGGTAGGACTGGAGGAAACATCAACCGGCCAGGAACGGTACAAGTTGACCAGCCTTAAGGACCGGGTGGAATACGCGCTGAAAATGGCCAAGACTTACGGGGAGATGGCGCGGCCGGGAAGCTATATGTTCGGAGTTGAGAAGCCGGAGGTGCTGTGATGGGTAATATCGTAAATATCCGCAGACAATTAACCCTCCGGGCTATTGCGGAAAACCCGTCAGAGATCATCTTGACCCGAATGGTAAAAACCGATGATGGCGCCGGTGGCCATACCGAGGAACCTGTAGAGCTCCCGGCACAGACATTCCGGATCTTCCTCTCTGGCAAGTCCGGAAGCCGAGATATTGCCCAAGAAGGCGGGCAAATGCAGATCAATGTCATGGAAATGCTTTGCCCGTGGGATGCGGATGTGAAACGGGAGGACACGTTTGTGTTCGATGAACGCAACTTCCGGGTGAACACAACAATGCCGGTCCGGGTGCAGGATGAGGTTGTATCATATCAGTGCGAGTTGGAAGAGGTGAGCTAGATGGCCGGAGCTGATCAGGTTAAAAGAAACATGAACGAATGGCTTAATCGCAGGCTGGCCATGCTCCAGGCGCTGGGTGAGCATTACGCCGGAAAGATGGAGGGGGAGGCTAAGCAAAACGCCCCGTGGACAGACAGGACGGCCATGGCCAGAAAGGGACTCTTTGGAGAGTCCAGGATGGACGAATACTTTTTACGGGTTCGCGCTGCTCATTCTGTAGACTATGGTGTTTACTTGGAGCTTTCGATGCAACAGAAGTACTCTATACTTGAACCCACCGTCCAACGCAACGCCCCACAGTTCTTCCGCGATGCTGAGGAGGTGCTCCGGGGGTGAGAAAAGCATTATATCAATACCTAACAGCTAATTGCGAGTCCATAACTGACTGGTATCAGCCGTTTGCAGCTACAGCCGACACCAAAAAACCATATGGGGTAATTGTTTTTGGCGAGAACCCACAAAATGCGTTTAACCGTCGAACCTCGTTTCAGGATGTAACGTTTTGGATCTACCGGGCCCCCGGCAGTTTCCTCTCTATTGATGAAGCGATAGCTGAGATCAAGGGTTTGTTTGTGGATTTTAGCAGTCAAAACCTAATTACAGGACCCAAGCTACTGACCACAGAAAAAGGTCGGAAGTTCTTTCTCGAATGGCAACAGACCGGCCGTGATCTTTACGATGATGATTTAAAAGCTGTTGCCAAAAAAATCGATTTTACAATACCGTTAGGAGGTTGATAAAAGATGAGTGGACCTTTGTATGGCGTGCGTTTGCTTGTGCTTACTGAACTGGACCTGGTGACTGGACTGCCGACCGGGGATAGCTTCAAGATCAAAGACGCAACAGCCCATCCCAGTAATCAAGGAACTGGTAGCGCCGAAAGTGGAGGGACCTTTACAGGTGATGCGGCCGGTGCGTATGAGGTAATGATCACTCAGGCTAATGCGGTTCCCGGGACAATCACTGACGCCACGTTTATCTGGCGGTTTGCCGGTGGGGAATGGTCTGATGAGATTACTGTCACAGGATTGGCCCAGGATTTGGGTACAGATGGAGTAACAATTACCTTTAGCCCGGGTGCGGAAGGCCAGGACCTAGAGGTCGGCGACAGTTGGACCATCTTGGTAACGGCAAACGAAGTGCGAGTTACTACTCCGCAGCAAGTTGGCTTTGAACCGCAGATCATTGAGGGCGCCCGGCAGGAATTAAGGGGTGGAGATCGACTGATTGCGACCGTGGAGGAAGCCGACAATTTCGTTGGGATCAACGCCACCTTCAATGATGCCAAGCTGAGTATTGAGGCCATGCGGTTGATCGGTGGCGGAACTATCAACTTCAATAAATACGTCCCGCCGACTGTAGAAGAGCAGGCGAATAAACCACCGGTCAAAGCTGAAATTTACATTGCTCAGTTTGAGGAAGGCGCCCAGGAGGTTAGTGATGTCACCGGATATGCAAAAGTGACATTGGAACGCTGTATTGGCCGGGTACCGAGCTTTACCGCCCAGGGCCAAAACTTCCTGGTGCCCTCCTACACTCTGAAAGCCCGGGACAACAAGAAGGCGGGCAAGCCCAGTTTTGGCATTGATTTTGTTGAGGCGTTGCCGGCAGAGTAATGTCTGACGGTGGCAGACAATGGCAGACAATCAAAAGGAGCGTGATACCGTGAGCGAAGAGGTAAAAGTGACCTCTATTGAGGAACTCAAGCAAGCATCTACCCGCGTAGTGGAGGTCAGCGGTTTTGAGCCCGGCGAGACACTGAAATTCAAAATTCGTCGGGCTTCTCTTTTAGACCTAGTGGAACAGGGCGCCGTGCCCAACAATCTGCTCAATATCGTATTCGAAATCCTGAAGATTAGATCGGAGAATAACACCTTTAACCCTCTGCAAGATTTAAGCGCCGAGAAATTTAAGGACTTCTGTGGGCTTATTGATGCTGTATGTAAGGCGGTGATGATCGAGCCGTCTTACGACGAAGCCCGGGAATACCTGATCGACGCGCAGAAGATTGAAATATACCAATACGCGCAGTACGGGCTTCGAGTGCTCGAAAAATTTCGCGGCGGACAAGAACCTGATATCAAGACTGGCGATAACAGCAAAAGAGTTCGGTCAAAAGCCAAGCAGCTACCTACCGGAACTGGGGACGCTTGAGGCGTTTTGTATTGATGAGGCGTGTGCTCATGTTTTGATCCAGTTGCGCGAAGAAGCACGGAATAAAGATAAGGACGAAACAACCGGGGAAAAGCCGGGAGAAAAGCCTAAAAAATTTGTATCACTCGATTGGTTGACACAAAAACAAGAACATTTAAAGAAGACCGGGCGGCGTAAGTGACCGCCTGGTCTTTGTTTTGAGGTGAATGCAATGCCCTGGGGAAACATGGGGACCATCTGGTCCGAAGTGGGGCTTGACAATAGAAAACTTGTGGACGGAATGAAGGAATCCAACCGTCTGATCGAGGATTTTGACCGCAACACGAGCAGGCGGTTTAAGGCCATTGGAGACAGTTTTTCCAAGGTTGGACAAGATTTATCTTTGAAAGTAACTGCTCCACTAGCATTAATTGGCGGTGTTGCAGCCAAAGCATCTATGGACTTTGAGTCCAGTATGACTAACGTTTGGACCTTGATGGACGTTGGGGCAGATACTATCCAAAACATGGGGCAACAAGTAGAAGGGCTGTCAAAAAGGATACCGCAGACAGCGACCCAACTTGCCGATGGACTCTATCAGGTTATTTCTGCTTCGGTCCCCGCTGAACATGCGATGTACGTTTTAGAGACGTCAGCCAAGGCGGCCAGCGCGGGACTGTCAGACACGTTTACCTCGGTGGATGCCATTACCTCTATTATCAATGCTTACGGGATGGAAGCAACCCAAGCTGGACATGTATCTGACCTTTTGTTTAAAACCCTTGAGCGAGGTAAAACTACTTTCGGTGAGCTCGCCGGTAACATTGGTCAGGTGGTTTCTACCGCAGCTACCGCAGATGTGTCGATAGAAGAGCTTATGGCGTCGCTTTCTGCTTTGACCAAGGTCGGCGTAAGTACTGCCGAGGCCACGACAGCCATGAACCAAACAATTTTGACCTTTATCCGGCCTACGGATGACGCAAAGGCTAAAGCACGGGAGTTAGGGTTTGAGCTGTCGGCTACTGCGTTGCAAAGTGAAGGATTCATCGGCATGATGAATCAGATGTATGAAGCAACCGGGGGCAATGTTGAAGCGCTTGCCGAATTATTTCCTAATATTCGGGCATTGAAAGGTGTTTTAGGCCTCAGCCGCGAGGAAATGGAACTTTATACGTCCGACCTGGAGGCCATGATCAGCGCTACCGGAGCCATGGAAACCGCGTTTACTAAACAAATTGAATCGTCGAAGAACCAGGCACAGCTTTTTAAGAATGAACTGTCCATGCTGGCCCGGGGGTTTGGAGATGAACTTTGGCCGGAGCTCATAAAAGGTATGGACATTTTAAAACCGATGTTGAAGACATTTACTGATCTGCCGACGCCGGTTAAACAGTCGGCGGTCCAGTTCGGATTATTCGCAGCCGCGATTGGACCGGTTTTGATGCTGGTTGGAAAACTTACGGTGCTCCTCTCTGGGCCAGCTGGTTTAGTGCTGGCGGTGAGTGCTGCAGTATTCGGCATAACCGGCCTGGTGCGGGCGAGCAAAGACCTGGAAGGGCAGATTGACCGACAGGTGCGGGCGGCGCGCAGGGCAATTGACAGCGCTATCCAGAACGCGGATGCGTATAAGAAACAGGCGGATGAACTAGACCGGTTGATCAAAGAATACGAGGATCTTTCCGGTAAACCGGACCGGTCTGAGCAAGAACACGCCCGGCTGCGGGAAGTGATAGATCAGATCACCCGCCTGGTACCGCAGGCCGTCTCCGGGTATGATGATATGGGCCGGGCGCTGATGGATAATGCGGATATCGCGAAACGGACCCGGGATGAACTTTGGGAGCTCTATGAAGCCGAGCTGGAGATAGCAGCAAGAAGAGCAGAGTTTGAACTCCCGGCTCTTAGGTTGAAAGTAGAAGAGCTTAAACCCGAGTTTGATCGGTTGAAACAAGAATACGATGAGTTATATGAAAAACAAAAAACAGGAAGGGAACTATTAGATAGATACCGCCAGGCCGGCGAAGAAATGAATGATGCTCTTAGACAAAAGGATCGGGAAAGAGCACTAGAATTAGAAAAAGTGCAACAGGCAATACTTGAAGAAGCCGTTGCTCAAGGGATTTTATACAGCACTATGCAACCATTGGGAGCAGAAGTGAGCGATATCGTAAGACGATATAACCGATTTGAAGAGGCTTTAATTGACGTTGGTGGTGCATACAGAAAAGCTGTCGAAGGTGTCAGAGATTTGGAAGGAGCCGAACAGCGTTTTGAGGAATTCCGGGCTGGCCAACGACAAGAGGATGCCTCTGCTGTCTCACCGGAAGAACTGTCAGATATTGAGATCCCGGAACCTCTTACAAAGGAAGAAATATCAGAATTCGAAGAGCTCGGCCGCCGGGTGAAAGAACTCAGTGACGAGACCCACGGCGTCCTCCGCGAAACCTGGGAGAAGATCGAGGAAGGACTCAAGTCCGATGATATTGTGGCCAGGATCTATGCCGAAGACCAGCTCGGAAAACTCACCCGGTACCTGAAGGATAAGATCTTTGAGTTCGGTGGCGACTTTGAGCAGGCGGCATCAGCGGCCGCCCAGTATATAGAAGATGGCTGGAAAGAGATCACTGCGGCCGGTATGCTTCGTGAGGAGATGGATGTTTTCCGTGCCAGGGTGGCCATTGAGGGGCTCGGGGTGGACGAGCAGATCGCGGAACTTGAGCGGTTGCGAGACGCTTACGCGGATACCGGCGCGGATATAACTCAGATCGAGGTCCAGCTGGCCAATCTCCGCAGGCAGCAACGAGAAGAAGAAAAGCGCGAGCAAGAACAGGATCGGCAGGAAGCAGTCCGTGGCGAAATGGACATGTACCGGCATTATGCACAGCTCTATGATTACAACGCTCAAAATCACATTGATCACATAAACAGAATTCTCCTCAACGCTAACCTGTCAGCAGATGAAAGGAAGAGCTTGGAACAAGAGCTACAACTTTGGAAGAAGCGCCTGCGTGAAGAGGAGATGCAGGACGAAGAAAAAAGATATCAATTCCTCCGTGAAATTGGTGCTCTAACCTATGAGGAAATAATTGAATATGAGCTAAGGATAGCGGAGTTAAATAGCGATAAGCTAGATGCAGCCAACAACTACTATAGATTTTTAACCTCTCTGATT